AGCACCTGTAGCAATGTTAGATCCTTTTGCGTAATCAGAACCGTATACAAATACTTTTAATCCTGCAGCAGCAAAACCTTGAGCGGTTAAACTAGCTCCAGCACCTGAAAGTGATTGAACAACGATACTTCCACCTACACCTGTTGTAGATGCTGTAACGATAGCTTTTGCTTCTAGTCCAGAAACTGGATCTAAAATAACAACAGTATCATTTATAGATATAACGTTAAGAGCAGTTGCAATACCTGGTGATAAGTTAATCACCTGAGTTGTTCCAACTACAGCACCTGTAGTACAAGCTAAGTAAGATATGTGTAATCTATTTTGTTCAGACCAAATTACTTGATCAGAAGTCATTGGCATTTCAGCGCCAACCATTTTTAAAAATCCAGATAACGTTCTGTTTCCATAACGCTCTACTTCTTGTTCGTAGATTTCTGGTAAATATTGCTGAGCGAAATCTGCGCCAGCACCAGTGTTAAATTGTAGGTAATTCGACTGCAACAATTGTTGTGTTGACGACGGTATTACACTACCAAATTGAGGACTTAAAGCCATAATTTTATGTGTTTTTTAGTTAAATTTTGTTTTTTTAATTTTCAATTTTGACGAATCTAACCCACTAACTGCTTTTACTTTTAAACCTCCTATAAACACTTCACCTGAACCTTGTGTTCTTGCTTGTGTTGATGATGGGTTTTTAGAACTACTGATAACTTCTTTTACAGCATCAGCTTTTCCTTGTTCGTAAAAATGATTAGCGATTTTATCGACGTTGTCAGCGGCATATATAGCTTTGTGATAACCAGATGTATCTTTAATATCACCGTTTTTATCTAAGAACTTCTTAGCTAAATACTCAATGTTTGATTGATTTTCTGAAATCTTTTCAGGATTTTGAACACTATACTTAAATCTTTTGTCCCCAACATTGATATCAAAACCTTTGAAATCTTGGCTAAATAATTCTTTAGTACTTTGTTTAAATCTTTCTTTTTGTTGTTCTGCTACAGTTTGTCGCTCTTTGTAGCGGTTAAAAAACTCTGTTGCTTTTGCTTGCTCTTGGGTAACACCAGGTCTCAACTTGATTTCCTCGTAATATTTATCCTTTAAGTCATTCAAAAACCCTTTTGCTTTTGCAACCTCTTCTTTTTTAGCGAGCTTCTTTTTACGGACGTCACGCTCCTCGTCCAATTCTTCATCAAAGTCAAAATTATCTTCCATGATGAATCCTATTTCTTCCTCGTTTAAATGAGGTTTTGCTTGTTTATAATACTCTCTTAATAAAGTATTTTGATCAACGTTAGAATAATCTGCGTTTAATCTTGTATAATCTTCTATGCTACCACCAGTTTCTTCCATGAAACTAACTAGCTTTTCAATATTTTCTGGTAATTTATTTCCTGTTTCTTTAGCTTCAACAACAGCCTCAACAACTTCTTGTTCAGTTGGTGTTTCTTCTTCTGTTACTTCGGATAATGGGTTAAATTCTTCAACAGCCTGTTCGGGCTCTGATACTTGTTCGTCCACCTTAATGCTATCTCCGGCTTGTTCGCCCACAACCACTTCTTTTGTTTCTCCGATTTGAATGGCATCTTCTTCTTTTTTTATTTCAACCTTAGTTACATTGCTTTCAATTTCAATTAAAGGTTCTTTAGGATTAATAACAACTTTTGTTGTATTATCTTTTTGATTTGCTAATTGCTTAGGTTTTTTAGACTTTATTTTAAAGTCTCCTTCCTGTTTAACAGGTTCATTTGTTTTTACTTCTGACATAATATAATATAATTAAATAATTAATAATTAAGCTAATGGCGCTTCTTGTGGCACCATGCCTTGATCTTCAAAGTTTTTAGGTAATAAATCATTTTGTCTTTGACTTATTAATTGGCTTTGTTGTGTAGCTTCCATTTTGCTACGTTTATCTTTACGGTTTTCAATTTCACTTTCTTTTTGAGTAGTGCTTTGAACATCCATTTGTTTTAGTTGCATGTCAAATTGGAACTGCATTTGCATTTTTTGTTGCTCTAGTTGAGCAGCAGCTTGCATACGTTGTAATTCCATTTGAGATTTAGCTTGCTCGAATTGAACTTTAGAACCGTTTATAGCTTCTTGTTTTTCGACTTCAGCCATTGCTGTTTTTTCTGCAGTCTCTGCTTGAGCTGAAGCTTGAGCTTGTATATTGCTTTGTTGAACAGCTTGATCTTGTTTAGCTTTTTCTTTACGCTTTATTTTTAGCATTTGATTAGCTAGTTTTAAATTATGTATTTGACGTATGTCAATAACATCTTCTAAATCAAGACTGCCTTGTTGCAAAGCCATTTGCATATTGTTTTCTAGTTGAGCTTTTTCTTCATCGTCTGGCTCTAATTGTAAGTATATTCCAAAATCATGAAGATTTAATCTTTGAATTTGATCTAACGTTGAAACGTTATAAGTAGATATAGAGTTAACTAATGACTCAGATGTTAAAGGATAAGCTAAAGCGTCGGCTACTTTTAAAGATATATTTTCAGCTATTTTTAAAGTTAAATATAGACTTGATTGAACAATATGTTTAGTTGCTACATTAGAAGCATTTGCTGCCATTTTTTGTAAACCTACTAAAGTACTTTTATCTGGTAAAGTGCCATCACGAGCTTCATTAAGACCGGTTACATCACGTATCATTTGTAGGTAATATTGATACGTTTGTATTAAACTTTGAATTTTAGCTTGACCACTAGAGCTTGTTAGCTCTTGAACTGGTACTCTACCTCTATTCATTTCACCATCTTGATTAAGTGATCTACCAACTATCGAACCAGTTTGAAAATACATGTTTAATGCTTCTGCTGGATTATAATTTGTACCATTACCTAAATCTACTTCTGCTAAACCATCCATGTCTAAGAATACACCATCTGGAACTAGTCTAGACATAACTTGTTGTAGTTTAAGATGCGTTAACTGAATCATATCAGCAAAACCAATACATTTGCTAACCATTGATTCTATTCTTCCTTTGTACATTCTAGGCGCACATATAGCATAATTCATTTCTACTTTGGTAGTATCAGCATAAGGTCTTGTCATATTCTCTGCCATCTTCCATTGTAATAAAGTATTACAACCTAATACTTTTGCTCCTGTATATAATACCTCAATACTTCTTGACACTCTTTCAAAACCATCATTTTCTGGTGGATTAAACTGATCATCTTTTACTAAAGCTTTTTGTAATCCTTGTGGTGTATTTTTTATTTTAAATACTTGGTTTGAATAAGTTTTATATTCAAAATACATAACTTGAACAGTGTTCTCATCGTAGTTACCCCAACCAGTAATGTATTGTCTATTACCTGGCATTTTTTGAATTCTTTCTAATTCTTCTTTAGAAATGTTAGGAAACTCTTTTTTAAGTTCAGGTATTGTTATAGATTTAACTTCACCAACGTAGTATATATCTTCAAAATTAGGATCTTCAGTATATGAATAAACCATATAAGCTGGATCTACGTAGTCAACTGTAATTCCTTCAGCAACATTAAAAGAGGTTTTACTCGCAGCAATACCTAACACTGTTAAGTCCATGTTAAGTCTACGTCTTATTAAGTCGTATTTATTTTGAGCTAATACACCTGATATAGTTTCTTCTTCTGCTATTTCAATAGCTTGCTTATATGACAACTGCATATGAAGCTCTAGCTCTTCTTCAGTACCTGGTAATGTTGAGGGAGAACTTTGATATAAGTCCACACCTAAGGTTGTTTTAACCATGTCTAAATATTCTTTAGACAGCATGTCTTCGTATATCTTGTTAGCGTAATTAGTTCTTTTTTTAACTGAACTAGGATCTTGAGCGTAAGCTTTAATGTCGTAAGTTTTTTGAGATATACCATTTACAACTATATCTACAAACTTAGATAATATAGGAACAGGTTGCCAGTCTAAATTAAGATAAGACAAATCACCATTAATAGATAGTTCATCTTTATATTTTTTAGTAGACTGTTCTCCACGAGCATATAATCTTAATTGGTGAAAATTATTCCAATTAGATAAATATCTATTACCATTAGTTCTACCTTGTTCGAACCATTCGTTTTCAATAGCCATTGCAACTTGGCTCCCATATTCGTATGTAGATTTCTCTTGATCACTAACTACTTGGCTAGGAAAAGCACTATTGCTATTCGTATATATATTCATTTAACTTATAATTTTTGATATAGTTCCTTTATTGTCATATTTTTTAATACCTAGATTTACAGGTTCTCTTTTAACCATCATACTAGGTGCGTATCTGTGTTTGTTGCAAGCCATCAAAGCAAGCCCAGAACTAATAGAAGCATCATGTGTTGTTCTATTATTTATATTAAATCTAGCCCAATCTTCTAGAGTTCTTTGAAAATACACATCACCATAACCTGTTTGCTTTAATCCAACAAAATCTTCTATGTAAGTTTCTATAGCTGAAGCGTGTGCTTGTTTAATATCTTCA